TTGAAGGGATCTAATGCTTTCTCGTCAGCAAATGCAGGTTGCATTGCTTCAACAAGTTTGTCAAAAATCTTCTTACCATACTTATAAAGGAATACCCTTCCTTCATTCTCTGGGTGTGTGGGATCAGACACAACATAGATGTTAGAGTAGTAGGAAAGTTTTCTCTTTTGTGCTCTTGCTTGGGCACGTTGAGGTGAACCTTCTCCACCTGCATTCCACAATTCTGTGTTGTACTCAGAGACAGGATCTTGTTTGCCAAGAGTAGTCAAAGAGTTTTCGATATACCATTGTCCACCAGGACCTTTGAATGCATGACTCCACACTTTTGCAAAGGGTAGGTCTTCACCATCAGGTGCAGGTAGAAATCTGATTACTGCGTAACCATTACCAGACTTATCTAGTTCTGGTTTCCAAAGTCTCTCATCAACATTTGATGATGCAGACTGAGGTTGATTGAGTTTCTCAATCTCTTGTGTCAGTTTTGCTAAAGTGTTTCCTGTTGAGGATGCTTTCTTTAGTGATGCAAAAGACATAAACGTATTCTCCGTATTTTTTGTATTGTTTGGATTGTTACTTTGTTATCGTAACACACTATTTAGGGGTTGTCAAGTTCTTTTTTTGCTGCCTGTTCTAATGTCGTGATCATCTGATCCATACACTCATTCAGATCTTTAAAACCAAATGCTTGAGTTAATGCAGTGATTCTTTCTTTCATATCTGCTGCCTCTGGGTCTGTCTTAGACGCTAGTTGTAGTCTAAAATAAAATGTTTTCTGCTTCTCTATTAGTTCTTTACAAGAATCAATATGGTCTAGTCTCCCCTCTATATCCATATGAGGAAGTGCTGACGTCAGTGTAGATATCCTCTGATAAGTTTGGAAGATATCATTAAGATTTTCTTGGACTTGTTCTGATTGGAAAAAACTCATAGCTTTGTGTTGATTACATCTAATACTACACCCCTATACTTCTTACAATCTACCTGTAAGAATGGTTGATACTTTACTATTCTCATCTTAGTGTCATCCCATATAGGGTCAACTAATACTTTAGTTAGATCGTTTACATACCCAAGACATGTTTCAAATATTACCAATGTCTCCAATGATATATCATTGGCATAGAAACGTTTAAGTATGTTTGGATGTTTTCCTTTACTTGCTTTAAATATCTCACCAAATGATTTGTCGTAGGGTGCTTCGACATCATCTAGTAAGGCATTGACATCCTGTTTAAATTTATACGTCAGTGATTCCTTTTTATGTTTCCACTTGGTATAGTTATCAACACTAAAAGACTTGATGTAACCTTTGGGATCTTCTATAAAGTTAGCAATAAAATACTCTATGATCTCATGATCTTTATACTTTACTGCTAACTTCTTGAAAAAATAACGGTCAAGTCTTTGCTCAAATGATTTCTCATTTGCACGAACCTTACCGTTATACTTTACGAAGTCGTAGTCTTTTTTAGTGAAATGATTTTTAAGTGCTAGGTAAGTTCTGTATACTTCAAACCCTGTCACAGTGGCAATACTCCTTTAGAAGTTGCTTTCATATAGTTGAGACGTTCTGCCTCATGTCTCAAGCGTTCCTTGAGTGGTTTAGATAATAGTTTAGGTACGGTCTCTATCTCTATTTCATTCTCTGCACAGTAAGTTACTACTGCTTCGATGTATGATATAAGACCTCCACTAGTTTTTACTAGTCGCTCAATTTCCTGAGAAAACTTAGTCGGTGTAAGAAACTTATCATCAAGATCTTTCTTAGATTTTTTTGTAGTTTGTTTCTTGACTTGTTTATCTAGCATTATGGAAAGAGACGAACTCATTGATGTATGATTTGAGTAGTTGTAAATAGTCATCAAGATTGTATTTCTCAAACACTTGTGTAGTTCCCTCTTCTGTGGCGATGAGTGTGACAATTTTCTTTACCTCGATTCCAGATCGTTCTAGGAACATTGCTGCGTAGGCAGTCTCTTGAACAAAATAGTTCTCGATCCAATCTTCCTGTTTTTCTTTAGATGAAGTTTTAAAATCTATCACTGCTAACTCGCCATCAAACTCAGCAATGCAGTCCACACGTCCTGCCAGTCCAAGGTAGTGAGAGTACAAGAAAGTTTCTAGACAATGGACTCGACTAATCCTGTCTATCTCTTTCTTTGCGGTCTGGAACATGCGAACAGACAATGGATTGTTACCAATGTACTGATCAACATCCAAGTTCCCTCGGATATAATCTTCTGCGATACTATGAAATGTAGTTCCTCGCTGAGTAGCACGAGCAGTGATACGATTTGCCTCATCTTCACCTATTTTCTTTCTCCAATCTTTGAAGAAAGCAGCGTTCTTGAACGATGTGATTGAGGTTACACTTGGAAAGTATTTATCTGTATCAGGTACTTTATAATACCTTATACCGTTCCTATTAATAGGTTCTACGTCAGGTGTTTCAAGTTTTACATTTACAAAGTCAAACATTATAGACCTAGATTATATTTGCTGATGAGATAAGACTTCACAAGACCAGAGCGTACGATATCATTGATATCAAACTCGATACATGAGAACTCTTTCATCTCCTCTAAGATTCTGATGAAGTCTGATATACCAGACTTATCATTCTCTCTTGTTAGATCAGATTGTGTGATGTCACCACAGAACATGACCTTTGAATCTTCTCCTATCCTTGTAATCATTGAATCAAGTTCATGAAAGTTTAGGTTGGAGAACTCATCTACAAGAACGATAGCATTATCTAATGTAACACCACGAATAAAACTTGTAGACCAGAAACTAATAGTTTCTTGTGCTCGAAGATTATCATACAGCATTTCAAATGAGTTATCATCTGGCATGCTGAACATATATCTTACCATGTTTTTATATGGTATCTGATATAGGGCAGACTTATCTTCATGGTCACCTGGTAGGAAACCAATTTCTCTAGTGGGAACTAAAGACCTTACAATGTATATTTTATCATAAGGTGTAGACTCGTCAAGTACTTCTTTCAAAGCAAGATACAATGTAATAAAAGTTTTACCTGTACCTGCTGCACCATGTAACAATAAATTCTTACCCTCGCTGTACTGTGCGAAGGCAGTCTTTTGATTCTCTGTTAAAGGTTTCACCTCAGTCATGTACGAAGAATCAATAGGTTTCTTACGTTTCATTTGCTTCTTTGTCATACCGTTAGGATATGTTTGAGGAGTGCCAGTTTTCTTGCGTGCTCTTGCCATTATGTAAAACGAGATAGATTAGCACCAGGATGTGCCTTTTGCACCTTAGACATGACTTCTTTGAAACCATCGTCCATCTTAGGTGTGCCATACATGTGACCACCTACACCCGCTTGCCAATCTTTATCCCAATCAGGATTGTCCTTTCGCCATTGGTCATACTCTTTCATAGTCATAGAGAGTTCTTTCTTCTCTCCAGTTTCTTTGTTGATTACAGGATAACTAGGCATGTGTCCACTCCAATGCTTCTGAGATAATGGGAAACTGTACCATAAAGATTGCTCTACAATCGTTTGCAATCATCATGTGTTCTTTTTGTGTACCGTGTGCTGATCTTAGATTGATATAATGCATCCAAGATCTTAATGAACCAGTCATATAGATTCTGGTAGGTGTTGCTAAAGGTAGAACCATTCTAGCACATTCTTTTGCAATATTCAACCCCAATAGTTTTTTATATAACTTCATTCCATCATCAAAATGCTTTTTGATATCAACTTCCAGTTCTTGTTTAATGAAAGGATCGATATCATCTATACTGTTCTGCCTATTCTTATCGTCTTGTCTACGCAGATCTACCATAGGTATCTCTTCACCAAGCATACTACTATCTGCATACCTTTGACTAAACTCTTGGAATGTAAATGATCTATGTCTTAATATCTGTGCTGCTATAGCACGAGTAGTTTCAATCTGCAAGGTCATACTTGCTTGCTCAAATATTGACCAGTGTTGATGCTTGATACAATACTTAAGTAACCCTGCAACTTTAGGGTTATCTTGATTATTAGGATTACTCACACGAGCAATGTACCCGATAGTCTTTTCAGCATCGGGTGTCACGGACACTAAGGTTACACTCATCTACGATTAGGTTTTTGTTTTGCAGTTTTCTTTGGTTTGTCTGCAGGGTTCTGCCACATATTAGGTGCGACTCTACCTGCTGCTTGGGTAAACTTTACGAAGTCTTTTTTGTATAGATCATAGTAATAATCAAAAAGTTCTACTGCCTTCTGAGCAATAGAAATATCATAACGTTCTTTACCATCTACCTTATACTCTACGAGATAGGCAGTGTATGGTAGTGACTTGTCCTGTGCATCTTTTGGATCACAGTTTTCTTTAATGACCTTCATTTACTTCTGTTAATACCCCACTTGATTTGCGGAAATGCTTCTGAGATAACTGCTTTAGTAATCCTCTTGTACTTTGTACTAAGAGTCTTATCTTTTACTAGACAAACAAGTTCTGCTTCTTCAGCAGAGAGTCCTTCTAGTAGTTGAACAAACAATGATTCTCTTTTTAGACTAGGGAGACTATCTGCACCGCCTTTTACAAAACGATAGAGACCTTTGTACTCCTGTTCTAATCTAGTATGGTCTGTCCCTACAGGTGCATCATTAGGTGTGTATGGTACTTCACCCTCTGGTACAGCAGAGAGAACATTCTCATCAAAGTTCCAGATTAATATAGAACGTAATGCTTGAGAGTTATGTTTGTGAAGGATCGCAATCTTTTCCTTCTTTGTTTTTGCGTTAGATACTTTTCTTAGTATCTCACTTAGCAGCAACCTAGGGTTGCTGTTATCCATGTTTCGTGTTGCCATAATTTTGATAATGAAATCATTCTTCTTCGTCTTCGTCATCTAGATCGGGAGGTGTATCCCAAGGTGATGCAGGTCTGACGTAGATAAGTTCATCGTGAATAATGTTACCATCTTCATCTAGCATTTCTGGATGAGTAACTGACTTTGCGTAGGCAGCATTTTCAATGTAGTCTTCTACATATCCTTTTGCTTGCCATGCTATCGTTATTCCTAAAAGAAATGCTCCGATAGTAACTAAAACTGCTAGTGCTATTAGCATTGGTTCCCCCTTTGGTTAATGTTTACTTTGGAAACCAACCTCCTATGTTTGAACTAATATTATTTAGT